GGCCCGCGAACCCCGCCGCCCTCACGGCCTCCTCAGCCCGCCGCACGAGGTCGGGCGAGTAGTCGAGGCCGACGACGTGGACGTGGGGATGGCGGGCGAGCAGGGCCAGGGCGAAGGCGCCGTTCCCACAGGCCACGTCGAGCACGTCGCAGGGCGCCTTGGGCAACGCCTCGACGATCAACTCGGCCGCCCGGTGCAGCCGCGTGTTGGTCTCCGCTTCCCGGGCCGCGTCCGCGAGCGCGTAGGTCGCGTAGTCCTCGGCCTGGTTCTCCTCGCCGGCGATGACGCGGGCGCAGAGCGTCCGGGCCGCGGCCGCTTCCTCGCGCACGGCCGGATCGGGGTCCGCCGCGAGCTCCGCGGCGAGGGGGTGCGCGTCGAGGTGGCGGTCCCACCGGAGCAGTTGCCGGAGCACGCCCATCTTGCGCGTGGCGAACCGGGTGGCCGTGTCCTCGGCGACACGCGCTTCCCACCCCTCGGCCACCTCTCGGCCGGTGGCGCGGGTCAGGACGTGCGTGCGGCCCGCCTCCCGCGAGGCCGTCACGGTGGCGTCGTCGCGCGTGAACACCGCGCCGATCGCGGCGAGGAACCGGGCCTTGACGGCGGGGTCGCGCCACTCGCCGGGGATGAGCGTGGCCGCGTCGGGGGAGCACGTCTCAGGGAGCGCCCCGACGTACGACCCGAGGACGTACGTGCCGCAGAGTTGCGCCTCGGTGGCCGCGACGCAGTTCGTCTCCGCGAAGCCCGCCTGCGAGGTCGGGTAGAACATCGCCTCGGCTTGCGCGAGGGCCTGGTAGAGGCGGGGCTTGTTCAACTCCCCCAGCCACTCGATGCCGCCCACCCGCGCGTGCAGGTCCTCCAGCCGCCGGTCGTACTGGGCGCAGATGCGCCCCCACCCGCCCGCGTCGTACATCGACGCGTAGCGGCACACGGCGAGCGTCACGTCGGGGTAGGCCGCCCGGATGTCGGGCCACCACGCCAGAATCGCGTCGAGCCCGCGCTCCGGCCGCGAGATGTGGATCAGGTGCCGCGCCCGCTTCGGCACGGCCGTGTAGACGTCGGCGTCGGTCCCCACCCCGGCGTCCCGCACGTTCACCGGGTTGACGGTGGCCCACCCGAGGGGCGCGAACAAGGGTTGCGCCGCCTCCCACTGCTCGCGGTGGAACTGCGAGACGTAGACGAGGCGGTCGAGCCGGGGGAGCACATTGGCCGTGGGGTTGGTCTGCGGCCCCAGGTACAGGTCCTGGTTCCACTGCCACCGCCACATCGCGTCGTTGTGGGGCGCGGTGGCCCACACGCCGGGATGCCGGAGCGACACGAACAGGTCGTGCCGCATGAAGCGCAACACGTCGCCGAGAGACTCGGCGGGCTGCCAGGAGACCCCGCGGTAGAGCCCCGGCGCCTCCAGCTGCGTGGCGAAGATGGTGACGTCGTGCCCGCGCGCCGCCAACGCCTCCGCGAGGACGCGGCAGGCGGACTCGGACCCCCCGAGCGAGCTGGCCCCGGTTAGGACCGCTTCGGTGAAGGGGACGCTTTCGACGTAGAACGCGACGCTGAGGGGGCGAGCGGCACGTCCGGGGTCGAGGGCCCGAGCGACGAGGGACGAGAGGGTGCTGGACATGCGGGCGGCTCCTCGCCCGGCGGGGGAACGTCCTCGCAGGCGAGCGACTCGAGCAGGGCGTCCACCTCCTGCAACCAGTTCCGCATCCGGGTCGCTTGCACCGGGCCGAGCACGAGGTCGCGGGCCAGGTAGCGGTCGAGGTCGCGGGCGATGGGGTGGCGCAAGACTCGGGTCACGGGGCCTCCGCGCCGCGCCCCGGAGCCGGGCCGATCCGGGGGGCGGGCGGGGCACAGTCTACCGCGTTCCGGCCGGGCGCTACGACGCCCGCGCCTGGAACATCTTGTCCGGGTGATGCACCTCCAGCGTGTACTCGCCGATGACGTGCGCCTTCGAGGCGTCGCCCGTCTTCGCCAGGTCCTCCCGCTGGAAGGAGCGCCCACGCAGCGGCAGCGGCCGCACGCGCCGGGTCGAGATGCCCATGATGCTTCTGTCCGGCAGCCAGGGCGTCAGCACGAGGCGCACCGACCCGAAGTCGGTCGTGAGCGTCTCGATGACGCGCTGCACGGAGCGGTCCGCCTGCTGGATCTGGTGGCGGGTCGCGTTGGTGTTCGACAGGTCGCGCTTCCACGTCGCCCCGCACGCCAACAGGTCGATGTCCCGCGCCCCCGCGGTCCACGCCTGCTGCATGAGGTCGTTCACGTAGAGCAGCGGGTCCGCCGAGAACGAGTTCGCGGCCACCGCCGAGTTGATCGAGGTCAGGAACTCCCGCAGGCCCTTCATGGTGCGGTAGTTCGTCGCGGTGCCGATGGAGCTGGTGGTCGAGACCGACCGGAAGATGGCCTTCTCGAAGTCGCGCAGCATCTCCGTCAGGCGCAGCGTGACCTGGTGGTCCATCTCGTCGCCCGTGTTCGGCGAGTAGAGGACCGCGCGGTCGGTGCCGGTGATCGACACGGGGCGCTTGAAGATGTGCGTCCAGTTCTTTCGACGGGCGCGCGGCCGGTTCACGTCGCCCGTGGTCTCGGACCCTTCGAGCTCCGCGGTCGAGATCAGGTAGATGGTCCCGCCCACCGCGAGCGAGTTGATCCCGCCGTTCACGCCGCGCGTGAGCAGCAGCGAGTTCGGGCCGGGGATGGAGGCGATCTGCGCGATCTCGGTCTGCGCGTCGCCGATGTCCACCAGCATCCCGACGGTGAGCTGGTTGCCGAAGCCGTTGATCGTGACGCCCGAGGTGCCGCCCGCGGCGACCGAGTTGACGGCGGTCGAGGCGACGAGGCGGTCAGGCCCCAGCTGCTCCTCGGTCCACTCGTGCTCGATGTTGGTGGCCGGACGCTCCGGCGTCGGCAGGAGGTTGAGGACGGGGGTTTCCGACGGGGAGATCAGCTCGATGATGTCGCTGACGTCCTCGCCGATGTACAGGAAGTTGTCGTAGGCGGCCTTGCCAGTCCACGCCATGACGGGCACCTCGGAAACGGTGATTCGGGGAAGACGCTGCGTTCCGGGGATCCCGCGGCCGCGTCCATCGCCTCACCGTTTTGCGCCCGTCGGCGGAACGCCTTTGCCCAGGGCGGGCCGGTCGCGTTCGACCTCACACGGCCACCCGCGCGAAGTGGAGGGCGGGGGCGCCGTGGACCCCACGCCTCGGGGAACGCCCCCGCGCGGTGCGGGCAGGATGCGCGCAGGCGGGGGACGCTGTCAAGGGACCGGCGTCGGCCCCGCCGCGTGGGCCGACGGGCGTGCCGTCGCGCCACGTCCCGCGAGGCCCGCGCCGCCGACCCCCCCGCCACCACAAGGACGCCCTCGGACGCCGCCGGTCGGGGCCGGAAAGCGGGTGGGGCAGGCGCCGAGGATCATCGGGGCCACGATCCTTCCCAGCGGCCGACCCGCCCACCCGCCGCCCAGCCTCTCAGCGGCGAGCGGCCGCCGCCTCCAGCTTGTCGAGTTCGCGCTTGGCCTTGTGCGCGGCCGTGATCTCGGTCGTGCCCCCGAGCTTCTCGGCCAGCTCCTTGGCCTTCTCGTACGCGGCCTTGGCCTCGGCGATCTCGCGCGAGACGCCCCCGGCCCCAGCCCCGGCGCCATGCTGCCCCCCGTCGGCCGTCGACGCCCCACCGGCGGCGCCCCCGGCCCCCCCCGTGTTCGCCGCCTTGGCGAGGTGGGCGTTGTCGTCGAGGAACGTGTTGACGAGCTGGTCGATGGTCATGGGCTTGCCGCCGACGAACGCCGGCTTGCCGTCGAGGCCGAGCACTTTGGGCTCGTACCCCGCCTCGTCGAGCTGCACGCGCCGCTCGAGCAGGTCCGCGATCTGGTCGGGCTTGTAGGCGCGGTCGGCCGCGAGCGCGATGATGGCGCCCCGGACGGTCTTCTCGCGCAGCTTCCCGAGCAGCGTCCCGCGCTCGTCCTGCCAGGACTTCTCCTTCGACGTCCACCGCTCCTCGGCGGAGGCCAGCGCCCGCTCGTAGTTGCCCTTGGCCTCCTCCTCCTTGCGCTTGCGGTCGGCCTCCTCGCGGCGCAGGCGGTCGAGTTCGTCGAGCGCCCCCGGTCCCCCGAATTGCTTCTCCCAGGTGCGCCGCGCCTTCCCGAGCCGCTCCTCGACGATGGCCTCCACGTCGTCCGCGGTGAAGGACTCGGGGCGGCGGCGGCCACTGCCGCTGCCACCCCCGCCGGTCCCGTCGCCGGGGCCGTTCCCGGGGCCGCCCCCCGATCCCGTGCCGCTGCCTCCCCCGGTGCCCTCGCCTGCCTGTTGCAGGAGCAGAGGGAACGTGAACCGTCGTCGCATGTCGGGCCTGCCTTCCTCAGCGTCGAGCCTTGAGGGCGCGGGCGACCACGGCCCGCGCGTCCGCGACGGCCTGGGGCGGGACGCCGAGGAACCGCCGGCCGCGCCGTTCGTTGAATCGCGCCCGGTCGGCGAGCGCGGGGTCCTGCCATCCGAGCGTCACCGACCGCGGCGACACCGCTTGCACCCCGAAGCCGTCGAGCATGGCCCCCGAGCGCGTGAGGTCCACGTCGGCGGGGGACACGCCCTTGGCCCGCGCGTACGCGGCCGTGTAGGGCCGGAACGCGCGCCCCCGCTCGTCCTGCCCGCCCTGGGTCCGCGCCACGAGGTTGCGGGCGATGACCTGCCCGAGGCGCCGCATGGCCGCCTGGCCGGGCGCGGTGCGCAGCGAGACGCGGACGGGGGGCCGGTAGCGGACGGTCGCCATCGGGCCGTCAGGTTAGCAGACGCCGGGGACGTCGGCCACGGGGGAGTGCCGCGGCCACGGCCGCCAGCGTCGCGGCGACCTCGGGCAAGGGGCGGCCCGTGTCGGCCAGGGCGACGAGCGCCGGGGCGTCCACGGGGCGCCAGAGGTGGCGGCAGTTCCAGCCCCCGCGCGTGACGAACGTGTTGGGGAGCTGGCCGTTGTCCATCCGGTCGATGGTCGGCCGCCGGTACACCCGGGCGACCCGCCGAAGACACCACCGCCGGATGCGGGTGTCGATGGGGCCGGAGTACAGGAACACGCGCGCCTCGGGCGCGTCGGCGCCGATGACGACCTGCACGACCTCGGAGGCCGCCGAGTCGAGCCACGTCTGCACGAGCGTGACGAAGGCGTCCGCGCGCTCGCGCACCTCGACCACGATCTCCCCGACGTCCTGCCGGGTGGCGGCGGCCGTCCGCACGATGCCCGCCACGTCCACGAGCATCCGCCGGGCCTCGGCCTCCAACCCCGCGCGCTTCGCGTCGAGGTAGGCCGCGGCGGTGGGCGGCACCTGGGCGCGGCCATCGGCGAGCCCGAGCGGCACGAGCCGGAGCACGCGGGCGTCGAAGGTCCGCGCCAGGATCCGGTCCCACCCGAGCGTGTGCCAGTCGGCGTCGAGGCGACGCGCCACGGCCAGCGCCGCGGGGTCGGTCGCCACGGGCAGGTGGGCGGGCAGCGTCTTGGTCCACGCGCGCACGAGCCGCCCCGTCTCCTCCGTCACCCGCGCCACGAGGGCGTCGATGGTGCGGTCGAGGGCGACGTCGCGGGCCAGGACGGCCGGGAGGGTCATGGGTGCTCCACGGGGAGCCGGGCCATCTGGCGGCGCGTCCACCACGACGACCACGTACCCAGGCAGGCCACCAAGGCGATCAGCAGGAAGGCGAAGTGCCGGAACACGATGACCTCCAGAATCATCTGCCCCATGTAGAGGGGCGGCGGGGGCAGGAGGATGCCCAGGCCCGCGCTCGCCATGATGAGCCCGTGCACGAGGATGCGGAGCCCTTCGATGAACAACACGTGCCCGGCGATCAAGCGCCGGCGCGGGCGCCCCGCGACGGCCGAGGCCGCGGCCATCGCATCCAGGGAGGCCCGGATCTCCGCGAGCGCCCCCACCAGCCCCACGAGGCCTACCACGAGCTGGGCGCCCTCGAGGACGGCGATGATGGTCACGGGGGGCCACGCAGTCATGGGGTCGGGGGCACGTTCCGCGCCGGGGGCGCCGACGCGTCTGACTGGCGGCGGTCGAGCACGGCCTCGTAGTCGTCCAAGAGGCGGGCGGCCGCCTCAATCCGCGCCCACCGTTCCCGGGTTTCCAGATCGACGTGCAACATGGTGCGCTCTTGGTGGCCGTGCCACCAGGCCAGGAGACGATCCATCATCGAGGCCCGCCGTTCAGGGCTGCTGCCGAGGATCCCTCGACGCGTGCCCGCAGCGCCAGCTCCGCGATGGCCGTCAGCCGATCGCACCGCGTACGCCAGTCGTCGCGGTCCTCCCGCAACGCCTTGTGGGTCGGCCCAGGGACCACCCACCCACGCCCCAACGCGAGCAGCGCCCAGGCCAACCCGCCGACGAGGGTCATCCGTTCGACGTCGATCCCGCCCGGCAAAAGCGAAATCGGGGGGGCGGCTTGCAGCGCCCATGCGATGCCTCCTACGGCCCACCAGGCCCACTTCATGCGACCTCCGCGGTGGTCGGGGCCCGGCCCTCGGCCGTTTCCCCGCCACCCTCCTCGCCCTCGGGTTCGACCGAGGGCTCTGCCGGTTCCGGTTCCGCGCCGGCGAGCGCCGCCGCGAGGGACGCGGCCTCGTCCAGGGCCGGGTCGATCTCGGCCGTGACGATGGCGGTCTCCTCGGACGTGAGATCGGGCAGGAGCACGGGCAATGCCCGGATGAGCGTCAGGCGGTGCGCGGTCCGCCCAAGGGGCAGCGTGAGCACGGCCTTGGCGTCGTCCACGGTCTCGAGAATCGCGGCCGTGTGGAACTCGTCGGGGTGCGAGATTTTCAGGTCGCTCGTCGCGTACCGCTTGAGCCCGGCCTCTCGGCCGTACGTGGCGATGAACCACTTGCGGGCGAGGGCGTACTCGAACATCTCCGCGTGGTCCGCGTGCCCCGCGAGCAGCCGGTTGAGGTCCATCGCCTTGAGGCGGCGCGACTCGGCGGCTTCGGCCGCGAAGGAGTCGCCCTCATAGGGGAGCCCGACGAGCCGGTAGATTTTCCGCTCCACCGTGGCGATCTCCTCGGCGTAGCGGGCCGCGGGGCCATCGGGCGGGGCGACGTAGGCCATGCCCCCGCGCGTCCACGCAATGCTCTCGATGCCGAGGTGCTCCCCGAGGCGGGTGCGGGCCTCCGCCACTTCCTCGTTCTCGGCGAGCTGGACGTTGAGCAGCGCGAACGTGTTGCCGCGGAGCAGCTCGCGCAACTCCGAGAGGAGGTTGTAGTGGTCGAGGAACAACCGCCCATCGCCCAGCAAGGAGCGGCCGACGAAGGGGAGCCGGGCGCGGGTCCGTGCGTAGAACGGCAGCACGGGCACCTCGCCGAAGGCGTGGGCCCCGAAGTCCACCTTGTCGCCCGCGCCGTCGTACACCTCCCACCCCGTCTCGGTGAGAAACCGGAATTGCAGAGTGGTCAGCCCGAGGCGGTCGGAGGCCGAGACGGGGAAGGTCACGGCCTCGGGCGAGGGGTCGAACAGGCTCGTGCGCTCCACGGCCTCGACGAGTTTGATGGCCGTGAGGCGGTTGCGGGGGGCGAGCCAATCGAGCGCGTCCAGCGGCACGTAGGTCCGCAGGACGAGCGGGCCTTCCTCGGCGCGGGTCCGCACGGGGCCGCGGTGCGGCTGGAGCCGGTCGAGCACCACCCACACGTGCCCGTAGGCGTTGGCGAGCGCCTGGGTGGTCTTGAGCCACAGGTCGATGTGCGAGCCGTTGCCGTCGACGTCCTCCCACCACCGCCGCAAGTCGGTCGCCGAGGGCCCGGTCACGGTGCGCGCGGGCGGCTTGGCGTACTGGTAGCTGGTGTAGGTCTCGAGGATGGTCGACGCGAAGTTCTCGTAGCGGGCGAGGCGCTTGCGCCGCTTGAACTTCTCCTTCTCGCCGATGGGCGCCGTCCAGTCCGGCTGCCCCGTGGGGTCGAGCGCGTAGTCGAGCTCGCGGGGATGGGGCGTGAGGTTGCGCCCGTCGAGGAACCCCCCGTCGCCTTCGGCCACCTCGCCGAGGAGCCGCCACGTCGGCGCCCACTCGTCGTAGCGGGGATGGGTCTGCCAGAGGAGCGCCTGCTGGTCTTGCTTGGCGGTGGTACGACGCTTGGCCATGAGACGGGCGCCTCTCAGCGCAGTTCGCGGACGTTGAGCGCCGCGCGGATCGTGGGGGTGCCAACCAGGGCCGTGGCGACGAGCGCGTAGGCGCGCGTCTGCCCGCCGGCGGCGGTGAGGGCGAGCGGGGCGCGGGTGGCGAGCGCCTTGAACTGGTCGCCGCGCACCCCGCCCCCGACGCCCGCCGAGGAGACGAGGAAGGTGGCGAGCACGGTGCCCCCCGTGAGCGCCCCGGCCGCGGCGTCGCCGTGGAGGGAGCGTTCCACGGTGGAGGCGGCATCCACGGCGGCCCAGGTGGGCGTGCCCGTGAACGTGGGGGCGTAGACGACCTCCACGAGCACCAGTCCCGCGCCTTCGAGGGCCACGTCGAGGTTCTCGACGAAGACCTGGCTGCGATTGGGGAGGCTGTTGAAGGTGGCGGCGGGCCGCAGGGAGACCACGGCCCGGCGGGTGGCCGCGGTCACGCCCGTGGTCGCGGCGGTGCCGAACGTGTAGCCCCGCTCAATCTCGAAGCCCCCCTCGGAGGCGACGGCCGAGCAGATGGCCGAGAGCGTGCCCGTGCCGGCCGCGCCCGTCTTGGCGATCTCGTAGCGCAGCGGCAGGTTCGCGGTGGCCATGTAGGGCGCGGTGACGGCGTTGGCGTGCAGGGCTTGGTGGGCGTAGACGACGACGCCATCAAGGTCGAAGCCGAAGCGCACGCGGCCGACGCCAAGCCACTGGAAGTCGAGGAACAGGATCTGCGCCCGCGTCGGGTCGAGCGTCACGCCCGAGGGGCCGGTGCCATCGAGCCGGTCCTCGGACCAGGCGGCCTGGGCGACGCAGGTGTCCACGGTGGCATTGCGGACGCAGACGCGCAGCTCCGTGGCGGTCTGTTCGAGGAACAGCCCATTGCTCGCGTCGAAGTAGCCGACGCGCTTGCGGACGTTGGCGGTGGCCGCGCCGAGGACGAACGTCATGACGACGAGCTGGCTCTTGCCGGGTTGGTAGCGGTGGTACTGCACCGTCTGGAGGGCCGCGGCGTCGTCGGCGGTGGCCGTGACGGCGAGCGTGGCCGAGGCCGTGGTGGGCGCGTGCGTCACCGTGCCCGCGTTCGTCGTGAGGGCCTCCCACGCGAGCGGTTGCAGGTCGTACTGGAACTGGCTGTCGAACAAGGTCACGGCCTGCGAGGTGCGGAGCCGGGAGAAGGCGTCGGTGTTCCCCGAGTCCGCGATCTCGACTTGCGCGTGGCCGTGGGCGTCCACGGTGACGGGCGTGGCCGCGCCGGTGCGTGGCGCGGTGCCGAAGGTGCGAACGGGGACTTGGGCCGAGACGCCCACGGGGCAGGCGAGGACGAGGCCGAGAGCGGCCACCAGCGCGCGCATAGGGGACTCCGCGAGAAGGCCGCGCGGTCGGGCCGCAGGCGCGCGGGGTGATGGCGGGGAGTCTACCACGCGCGTTTTTTCGGAGGGGTGGAAGGAGCGGAGGGTGCCCCGACCGGCCGGGGTCGAAATCGCCTTGTGGTGGGGGCTGGCGTGCCCGTGGTGAGGCGTGGGGCTGTGGGGGCGTGGGGGAGGGCGTCGGACGGGGGGAAGGGGCTTCCAGGGGCCGACACGTCCCCTAGGGTTTCCCCGTACCCCTTCCGGTACCCCTCCGACGTTGGCCGCTGGCTGGTACGTACGTACCTGTACGTACTACAGGAGAGGGGGTACTAGAGGGGGGTGTGGGGGGAGACCGTAGGGGGAGGTGTGGTGAGGACGAGGGCCGCGAGGCGGCGGATGAGGGCGGCCTCGGGGAGGTCGGGGTGGGCCTGCCGCAGCGCCCGCCAGGTGTCGGGGTGGAGGAGCAGCCAGGGGAGCACGGGGTTGACGCGGACGAGGAACACCTGGTCGCGGGGGGCGAATTCGGAGCAGTGCAGGCCGACGTCGAGCACGTCCGGGGGCAGCGCCGGGCCCCGTCGCAGGGACCGGGCGAGGGCGCGGAGGGCGTCGAGCGTGAGACCGGCGGACGCGGACGACGTGGGATCCACGAGACCTCCTGGGGAAGGGGCTTCGCAAGGGGCTTAGCGAGGGGCTAGGTCTGCCCGCCGAACATCGACGCGGCGGTGATGCGGCGGGGCTTGACGACGGGCATCTCGGCGGCGAGGACGTAGCCGAGGGCGTCGCCGGCGTGCGAGGTGGTGTCCCGCCCGCCCTTCCAGATGATGTTGGTGCCGGGGGCCTTGACGGTCATCTCGAGACTCCGCACGAGCTCGCGCGTGGCGCACGTCTCCGCGGGGAGGGTCTTGCGAACCCAGCACCGCACGGCCCCGGTCGCATCGCGGAAGGCGCGGTTGACGGCGTTGAGGCGGTCGTCCTGTGGGGGGTTGCCGTGCTTGATGGAGGGGTGGAGCGCGAACCCGCGCGGGAACTCCGGCAGGAGCAACTCCTGGATGAAGTCGTAGTTGCTCCGCAGGGAGACGGTTGAGCGGGCGCCGCCGGTAGCGTCGCCGTAGACGAGGCAGCCGCCCGGCCACCCGTCGTCCCCCAGGCCCCGCGCCTTGCACGCCTCGCGGCCGTAGCGGGCGATCCAGAGCTTGCACACCTCGGGGGTCCACGAGGCGGGGTCGATGATGGCCGAGATGACGTGGCAGACCTTCCCCAGCGTGGGGTCCGCGACGATCTGCGTGGCCACCGACGCCATCGGGTCCACATTGAAGTCGAAGGAGAGCCGCAGCGGGAGGTCGGGCTGCTCGGGCACGTCGAGCCGCCAGTGGACGTCGCGGGCGAATTGCGGGTAGGCCAGCGCGCCGACCAGGTTGACCATCTCGCCGCCGATGTAGGCGCGGGCCTCGGCCTCGGTGGCGTTCTCGAGGACCTGGCGCACGTAGTCGGGCTGGTGCTTGAGCAGCTCTGTGTTCTGCCGCGTGCTCATCCGGTAGATGCGGTACACCGACCCGTCGGTGCGCTCGGTCGTGAACACGTCCGCGAGCCAGTTCAACCCTTCGGGGGTGCCCGAGGCGATGAACTGCCGCAGCTTGGCCTGGGGGGCGCGGATGCGGGCGACGGTGGCCCGGTAGGCTTCGTAGGCCGCGATGCCCGGCTCGTCCATCGCGCCCCACGCGCGCTGGGGGCCCTTGATGGACTCGACGTACTTGGCCGACTGGATGTGCCACGGCCCGCCGCCTTCCCACTCGAAGACGTGGTGCCGCTCCGAGTAGACACACTGCGAGGAGAACACCTTGCCGTTCTCGATGAACCCGTCGAGGAACCACGGTTGCTCGGTCTCGGGGTCGCGCTCGAACAACGACGGCAGCAACGTGTCGAGGAAGTGGCCGAAGTCGGGGACGGTGACGATGCCGGGGTGGGGCGCGTTGATCGCCGAGAGCTTCAGCGCCTTCGCCACGAGGGTGGTCGTCTTGCCCGACCCGTAGCCGCCCGAGAACAGCAGCTTTGCCTCGGGGGTGTCGTCGTCGAAGAAGCCCTCCTGCGGGGTGCCGGGGATGGGCGCCCACCGGAGCCAGAGTTCGCGGGGCGGGGGG